CCGCTACGTAGAAACCGAGATGAGCGACGCCGTCACGGTCACCCGAGACGCCCAAGGCTACGAGGACGACACCTTCAGTCCTGTGACGGGGCAGTACACCGCCCCCGCAAACGATCTCACTACGGTGTACAGCGGCAAGGCGATTGTGGCTAACGTCAACCCACAGCCGCCCGACCTTCAGCCTGAAGGCGGGCAGGAGTTCATTGATGTCGAATATGACCTCTTCGTACCAATGGCGGCCAGCCCTCTGCAAGTGTGGGATCGGGTCGTGGTTACTGCCAGCCTGCGAGACCCTCAGCTTGTTGGTGAAGTATTCTTTATTCGAGAAGCGATTGTGGGCACGTTCGAGGTCATGCGGCGAGCCCGGCTCAACCGTCGCCGCCCGCAGCGATACACTATGTAGCCATGGGGATCGCCGTTAGCTTCACTGTGACCGGGCTGCCTGAGGTCAAGGCGCGATTCCTTAAGGCTCGAAGGGTCAAGAAGCGGGTTGAGGCGGTCAACAACGCCTTCACCCCAATTCTGCTGCAAACCCTGGTACGGCATGCCAGTGGGCGGCCCGGCCCACAGATCCAAACTGGTGCGTTCGTCAGTGCGTTTGAGGTAGTAGCCCAGGGCGATACCATCGTGGGTTACAACCCCAGCCCGCAGACCGCCCGGCTGGAATTCGGGTTCGTTGGGGCGGACAGCGCAGGCCGCCACTACGCTCAGCCGCCGTACCCGGTGTTCGCCCCTGCATTCGCTGAGGTTGGCCCGGTCTACGCCGAAGTTATGAAGCGTGAGATGCTGGCGGCTCTCCAGTGATCGAAAGCAATGTGGTGGACAATGCCTTTCTGGCCATGTTGGTGACCGCCAGTAGCCGCCCCATTGGTGACGCTGATGTTCCAAGCCTGACCCCGAATCTGCCCTACGCCATCGTTTACCCCACCAACAGCCCCACCCCTACGCCGCAGTGGGGCGACCCCATGGGCATGCAGGACTTCAACTACCACATCAAGTGCGTAGGAAAGTCCCGCAAGCAGACTCGCTGGATGAGCGATCGCATCAAGTGGAGCATTCTCAGACGGGCTACCAACGGTACCTGGGCCAACGATATCGACCTGCCCGGCGCCAGTGCGGTCGTAAACCGAGAGGTTGAGACCGCAGGAGCTATTATGCGTTCCGGTGACCTGTTGTTCGAGGTCAATGACTACTACCGGCTGCAAGTACACGCCTTTCCTGGAGGAGAGCAGTAGATGGCTGACAAGCACCACGACGACGAGAAGACGGGTGCCCCCAGCGGTCCCGCACCCAGCAATGCCGAGGTCGTGGAGTCTGTTCCCGACCAGGGTTTCGTTAAGATGAAGCACAGTTCTCAGGACGGACCTGCCGACATTCCGGCAGACGCCGTTGCCCACTACGAAGAAAAGGGCTGGAAGAAGGTCAGCAAGTAGCGACACTAGGCATTCTCAGCAGTTTTCAGCAGTTTGGCGGATATCAGCGGCCACCGCACCGCAGGGACCGGCCCTCACCAACCGGAGCAGACATATGTGCAGTTCACAAAGGAGTAATGAATGTCTCGCTTCATGCGTAAGGGCGTCTCCAAGGTCTTCTGGGTGCCGGGCACAAGCCTCAGCCTCACGACCCCAACAGCCGCCGCCGTCATTGCTGGTACCGAGCTTACCGGCCAGGTCAAGGAAGTTGCTGGATTCACCTTCAGCAACAACCCGATCGACGTTCCCGACCTTAGCTCTGCGTTCGTGAACAAGATCGGTGGTGAGGACGCCACCGAGGACTCCTCGCTGACGTTCTACGAGGATGACACCTCCAATCCCATGTACACGGCGCTCGCCAAGGGCACCAAGGGATACGTGGTGTGGTTCCCCGTGGGCACCGCTGGTGCTACCCCCGCTGCTGGGGATGACGTTGACATCTGGACCAGCCAGGTCACGAGCCGGGCTCGTATGTACACGGCCGACAACGAGGCCGCCACGTACGAGGTCAAGTTCGCCCTGCTGGCCCCGCCCGCAACGGACATCGCCCTTACGTAGTAGGGGCTTAGCGGTCAGGGAGCATCACACATGGGGAACAGACCACTCACCTACGACCATCTGCGTTCGGCTAAGAAGCCGCAGGTCGAAAAGTGCCGCATCTGGCTTGACCCGGATGTCGCAGATGAATACGAGGAGGCCCAGAAGGAGCTCAACCTTGTTGAAATCAAGGTGAAGGCTTCGCCTGGCGATCTGGACTTGGTCACCGAGCTAGACGCTGCCAAGGCTGCCTACCAGAAGGCAGAAGCCAAGGCAGAGCGTTCGTCTGCGGTCTTCAAGTTCCGGAGCATTGGCCGTAAGCACTACGACCAACTCGTGCGGGAAAACCCGCCCACTGACGCCCAAAAGAAGGAAGTGGCTGAGGCAGGCGAAGATCCCGACCAACTGCCATGGAACCCGGAGACCTTCATTCCCCAGTTGGTTGCGGCCAGCATGATCGAACCGAAGTTGGTCCATGAGGAAATCATGGAAATGTGGGACAGCGAGAACTGGTCTGCCATCGAACTCGGTGTCCTGTTTGAGGCTGCCCTGCGGGCCAACAACACTCGGAAAATCACCCAAGTGGGAAACGTCTAAGGAGTGGGTCAGACTGGTTTAAGCTCGAAATGGACTATTGCGGTCCACGAGCACTGCCCCACTCGAAATTCCTGACCTGGGACGAATCCGATCAAGACAAGGCCATAGCCTGGATGCTGCGTGACCGCCAGCGGTGTCCTATGTGTGGAACCGTCAGCGAAGACTGGATCGATGATCGTGGCCGGGTCAAGGATGACCTGCCCTATGAGGACCACAGCGTTTACTGCGCTGGGTGCCACCTCCTCGAGACAGCCCGAGATGACGTCCCCAAGGACAAGAAAGGCTATACCCACGTCTACCTTCGTCCCGTGGTGAGGAAGAGGAAGCGTGAATCATCTCGTAAGAATTAGCCTCCAAGCTGATGTCGGCGGATTCGTTAAGGACATCAGCAATGCTGAACACGCCTTGGGCAAGCTGGGCGCGAGCATGCAGTTTGCCGGGAGGCTCGGGCGTGCCGCCCTGCAAGGAGTTGGGGCCTTTGCGGACGGCATCAAAAAGGCTGGGCTGAAGGTCGGTGCGGCTGGTGTCGGCATCGGCCTCAGTCTGGCTGGCATGGTCAAGCAGGCAGCGGACTTTGAAGTTCGCATGGAGAACATCGGTACCCTGCTTGAGAGTGAAATCAACCCCGACGCCCTGGTCGAAAGGTTCCGTACGGGCGTGCTGAGCATGGCCCAGGAATTCCCCCAGACCGCCAACGACCTGGCCGACGGCCTCTACAACATCGTCAGCAGTGGTTTCGCCGGAGCAGACGCCTTGGATGTGCTGGCTGTCAGCGCTAAGGCAGCTACCGCAGGCTTGACCACCACCGTCGGTGCTAGTACAGCCATCACCAGCGTACTGAACGCCTACGGCATGGGCGCAAAGGATGCGGCCCGTGTGAGCGACACGCTGTTCCAAACGGTGAACCTTGGTGTGGTCACCATGGACCAGCTCACGGGCGTCGTGGGCGATGTGGTGGGTACCGCCAGCAACGCCGCCATCAGCATTGACGAGCTGGGCGCTGCCCTGGCCACCATGACGCTGACTGGTATCAGTGCTAATGAAGCTGGCACCAGCCTCAACCGGCTGATCCAGAGCATCATCCAGCCCAGCGAGGCGCTGGAGAATCAGCTCCATGCCCTCGGCTATGCCTCCGGCGCAGATGCTTTGGCCATCGACGGTCTCTCCGTTGTGATGGAGAAGCTACGGGTTGCCAGTGGTGGCAACATCGAAGTTCTGCTGCGTTGGTTTAATGAAATTCGTGCTGGCCGAGGTGCTCTGTCCCTCATGGCAGCCGAGGGTGAGAACTATAAGAGAGTTCTTGACCAAATGGGCGACGGCCACAAGGGCGTCGGCGCTACTCAGCGAGCCTTCAATCGCCAGAATGAGACCCTCAGTGCCAGTATGGCCAAGCTGCGCAACACGCTGCATGTGGTCAGCATCCAGCTTGGTAAGCCCTTGGCTGGGGCTCTCAAGCCAGCCGTGGATTCTGCCACATCCCTCCTGGGCCTGCTCACGCAAATTCCTGGGCCGGTCAAGGCCGTCATCAGTACCATGCTGGCCTTTGGAGCCGCTGCTCTAACCGTCAGCGGATTTCTGGTTGCTTGGCGTATCAAGGCTACACTCACAGCCGCAGGCATGACCCTGCTCGGTAATCAAATGGTACGAGTCAGCGGACAGATGGGTCCGCTTGGCGCCAAGACCAAGCAGCTAGGCAATCAGCTCATCCAGGCCAACAGTATTTGGAGCCTTCTCGGCGTAAAAATGCTAGAGCCGATTAGCAAGATTAGAGCAGGCATAAATGTTCTGACAGGGAAATGGGGTAATAGTTTCAATAGAATGGCTGGCAGCAGTAATTCCTTCTTTGCTGCACTGGGGACTCGTGGTGCAAACACCATGAATCGCCTTCAGGCCAGCGTCAACTCCTCCACAAATACATTCCGCAAGTGGGGCGGCATGTTGCTGGGAGTTGCCAAGTATGCAGGAACTGCCCTTGCAGCTCTCACCGCCCTTTCCTCCGTGATGGCGACCTCTAAGGCTGCTGCCCAGGGCTGGGTGGACGCGCTCAATCTCAAAGACGTCTCCATGGCTGGTAATCAGCCCAAGGCCGTCCTGGACAATGTTCGCAAACTGTCCAAGGAAATGAACGGCTTGATGAAGCAACAGGACGATGCGTCTACCGGGCTAGGGTTCTTCAAGCAAATCTTCAAAAACTCTGCCGAGATCTTAAACGTAGTCGGCTTCGATCCCATCAAGGACAGCAGCTTCGACTGGATCGCTAAGTTTGACGGGCTGACAAAGAAGCAGAAGGAGGCCGCCCGCCAAGCCCTGAATCTCCGGCAAAACCTGACCGCAGTATGGAACAAGACGCACCCCCAGCAGTACGCCCATTCTCTTTCGCTTAATGACTCCCGGCTGCGACGGATGGCTGCGCTGGCCCAAGCGGTCGGCGTAGACATGAGTCAACCCTTTGAGGATTCTAAGGATGCTCGCGGCAAGGCCATCGCCCAGTATGAAGCCCTAGCCGGTGCAGCCGACCGAGCAGGCATTGAAATGTCTAGTGCCACTGAAGGGGAAATCGAGAGGATCAAGGAGCTTGACAAGGCTCTCAAGGACGTCATCGACAGCGTGGGTGACGCCTTCATGTCCTCTGCAAATCTAATTGACGCCTTTGATCCTACGGCTACCTTTGAAGAGCCGCTGGAAACTCTTGACGAGTTTGCTAAGAAGTTTCAGGCTATTGGGCCAGTGGGTGAGCTCATCCCGGGCGACATCCAAATCAGGTCGTTTTTCGCCGAGACGCTGGCTCGGACAACTCAGTTCACAGAAGATATCCAGGTCGCTATCCGTCGTGGCCTCAATCCGCAAGAGGTCATCAACCTGCTAACAGCGGGACCTAAGGAGGCCGGTCCGGTACTGCGGCAGCTCGTCCTTGACGAAAGCAATGCGCTCATCAACCTGAGCAACATGGCCAGCCAGCAAGTGCTGAGGCTGACCACCCAGGCACAAGCCTTCGCCAGCTTGGCTACACAAGCCACACAGGACGAGTCCGGCAAGCGCACAGCACTGCTGGCCTCTGCCTTCGAGGTCCAAAACGAGGTCTTTGCCAGCAAGGGTCGGGCAACGGTAGCCACCATTGCAGAGAACCTGAAAATGACACCAGATCAGGTTCGAGAAATTGCTGGTGAGTTCCAAATGAGCCTTTTGGATTCCTTCACGGTAGAACCGCCGCCGGGATGGAATCCGACTCGGCAGATCAATGAGCTCATTCGGTCCAGCCCGCCGCCCGTCATTCCAAAGGAATGGTGGACTAGGCCGGGGCTATGGGACATTGAGATGCCTCAGATCAAGATTAAGCCAACAAGCTGGCTTATCGACGAATCCAAGGAGTCGATGTCGACTGCCTTGCAGCGACTCATGGACCAAACAAGCCTAGAGCCAGTCGATCTCCGCAGACTCATCGACTTCCGGGAAATGGGCGAGGAGTTCAAGTTTGACGCTTTGCTGCAATCCTTTCCGGAGCAGGAGCGGGCAATTGTCATCAAGATTTTGGGCGAACAAGACGCCCACCGGAAGGCCGCCGCCGTCATCGACAGCATCAACGCCATTCCTGCCGCCAAAGAAACCCTCATGCAACTGGTGGGCAGCAAGATCACCATCGAGGAGCTGGAGAGGGTTCAGACGACCTATGGCCTCACGAAAGAGGAGATCATCACCTTCTTGCGGGTGTCGGGGGTGCCAGAGGCCAATGCCCTCATCACCAGTGTCCAGACCAACCTCCAAGACATTCCGGAGCGGCGGGAAACAAAGGTTCTCGTCACCATGCAAG